GAGATTACCCGGGTCATTTATACAGTCGCAATATATATACGATTTTTCCGTGTTGGGTGTAAAATCTGTTTCATCTTCAATTTTCACAACCGCAAGTATGCCCTGCGGTGCTTTTGTATCGCACATTTTCATAAATACGTCGTCTTGTACCTTGTATAATGAAATATCTTTCGGATATTTGAATTTTTCGTTTTCAAAAAAACTGTCCGATACATATAGTGCCGTTATCTCCCTTTCGGAATTTAATGCGTCCGATACCGATTTTATTCCTTCTATTGTATACTCACCGTATTTCTGCCTTGATTTTTTCTGCGACAGCGATTTTACATATTTGCATTTATTGTTTGATGAAGAAGTAATCTCTAACATAAATCATTTCCTTATCTATTCTATATAAGTATTTTCTACTAATTATATACCCTTTTTTTGAAATTGGCAACAATTAATTTAAGTAACAAAAAAAATTCGTGCAACGTATTATACCATAAGAACTTTTAAGGAGATGATTTTAGTGGAAACAAATGTACTGTTCGCGCTGTCGCTAACGGTTATGGCAGGACTTGCAACCGGAATCGGCAGTATAATAGCATTGTTTGCAAAAACCACAAATACAAAATTTCTCGCCGGCTCGCTCGGATTTTCAGCCGGAGTAATGATATACGTTTCAATGATTGAAATTTTTCAGAAGTCACGCACATATATCGCGTCAGCTACAAATGACACTGTGGGATATTATATCGCGGTAGTATCATTCTTTGTCGGAATACTTCTTATCGGACTTATAGACTACTTTGTGCCGTCAACAGAGGGTGATATAGGTAATCTGACCGAAAACGAAACCCGCTCGATTGCCCTAAAACGTATGGGATTTATGACCGCCCTCGCAATCGGCATACATAACTTCCCCGAAGGCCTCGCAACTTTCACCTCCGCCCTAAAAGACCCCCATCTCGGGCTTGCCATAGCTGTATGGATAACAACAAGATACCCAACCAAAAAAGAACATAAGCATTTTGCCTATGTTCTTTCTTAATTTGTATGGGTTATTCTTGAATAAAATCATCAATTAAATTATATAAATTACAATAAATACAAGCAATGCTATATCTTTAAATACTACGTTCCTCTAACGTATCTTCATCCTCTTTTCGCATTAAAAACACCGTCAGTTTAACTATAAAAAAATAGTAACCAAGTTGACTCAATGACGTAATACGTTTTAATTTTTTTGAATTAATTCCTTTTTCAATTAATAGTTTATCGTAAGTAGTCATAATTTCTAAATTTACATATTTATCTATCATATAACCGTTGGGTAAGTATATGTAATCATATATTTTATTTTTCTTTAATTGTTCCTTATCGCCATCAAAAGTATCTAAATTGAATATTGGCGCTAATGTTATATATTTCTTATTATCAATATGACACGATGTTGATAATATAATAGCATCAGCAATAAAATACTTTTGGGTACCATCCTTGCTAAAACGTGCAAATGGTACATTTGAAATAATATCTCCTTGCGAAAGTTTTTTTAATGGTGTCATCATTAAGAACTTCAGTTGATGCCCTTCTTTTTCAAATTGCAAAACAGCATCTTTAGCTTTATATTTTACATCTGGTGATATGCAAGGAAAAATCTCACTCACAAAATCAATAAATTCATCTAACATAAGTCGAAAAAATTCACCCCTGTATCTTTTGAAATGCTATCAATATATTTTTCAACACTTTCTTGTTCTTCTTTAGTCGCATCTCTCATAGCCCCAAATAAAGAATCTGCTTCTAATTCTATACCCAATTTTTTTCTGCTTTTTGGCATTCTCTTAACAACATTATTTGAATTTTTGTTAAATTGCATATTTGCATAATTATAAGATATATTCAAATCAAAGTTACTTCCACTTACTACCATAGTATTGCTAATACTCATTGTAGAGGCAGCCAATAGTGCACAAGCCGTATTTGAAATATTTTTTATTATATTTTTCTGTTTCATTTTAATATTCACCCTTTTTGACCAAATTATAAATTTTATTTTTTATAATATTCGTCATACAATCTACCAAATCTTTCAATTTTCCACTGTCAGACTTATAATTTGCATTATTATTAAACCCATACCTATCATTAACATCAATAACAATTCCTATTAATTCTGCTTGTTGATTATCATTGCATAATTCACCTGCAATATTACCATTAACATTATCATTAAAAACCCTTGCATTTT